TAAAGTTTCAGACTTGGAAGAAACGTAACCAATCTCTTTCATATATCTTTAAACAAGAAACCAACGAACATCTTTGTAAACCGTTCAATTACAACTTTGTTTGTAAGGATGGTGAGCATCCTATTCTCTTGAAACTATATCTGAGAAATGCTATATGTTTAGAGACTTTCTGTGTAATTTTAGATTTAACAGAATCTATTCCGTTCTTTGATAGGAAAATGGAATACGATCCAGTGTGGGAGGAAATCAGTCTAAAGGCAAAGAAATACATTCCGTTCATAAAATATGATAAAGATAAATTCCGTAAAATATTACTAGACTTTTACGGCTAATTGAAGTAGTATAAATATATCGGGTGATACAAATGCCCGTTATACAAACATACGATCATACGGAGATTAATATGGTAGATTTTGCTAAACTAAAAGCCTCTTCTGGTAAGAAGTCCCTAGAGTCCCTCACTCAAGAACTCACTAAAGTTTCTGGTAACGAATCAAACAACAAAGACGACGAGCGTTTTTGGCAACCAACTGCTGATAAGGCAGGTAATGGTTATGCTGTTATTCGTTTCCTCCCCGCCCCTGGCGAAGAAGACGTTCCATTCATTCGTCTATTTGAGCATGGTTTCAAGGGTCCAGGCGGTTGGTATATTGAGAACTCACTAACCACTCTTGGTAAGAACGATCCTGTTTCTGACTACAATACTAAGCTTTGGAATAGCGGTATTGAGTCTAACAAGGAAATCGCTCGTAAGCAGAAGCGCAAGCTTAACTTCATTTCCAATATCTACGTAGTCCATGATTCTGGTAATCCAGACAAGGAAGGCAAAGTCTATCTCTTCAAGTATGGAAAGAAGATCTTTGATAAGCTAAAGGAAGCTATGGAGCCTCAGTTTGAGGACGAAGAGGCAGTCAATCCTTTCGATCTTTGGTCAGGTGCTAACTTCAAGCTAAAGATTCGTCAGGTGGAAGGTTATCGTAATTACGATAAGTCTGAGTTTGATAAGGCTGGCCCTCTGTTCGATGACGACAAGAAGCTAGAGGCAGTATGGAAGCAGGAGTATTCTCTACAAGAGTTTCTTGCGCCATCTAATTTTAAGTCTTACGAGGAATTAGAAGCCCGTTTATCCAAGGTTCTAGGCTCTCCTAGCGCCCCTAAAGCTTCTAAGGTAGAGGATAGCCTAGACGAAGATAGAGCGCCCTCCTTTAAGGCTACTCACGCTCCTAGCTATTCTGGAGACGATGATGATAATGCAGAACTAGAAGAGTTTTTCAATAAACTAAAGGACAAGTAAAATTAGGGGGCATTAGCCCCCTTTTTTATGCACCCATGTGCTTTTTAATTTTCTTAGCTTCTTCCCAGTGATTGCCACCGATTAAAGATGCCCAATCTGGCCAACTAACATCAGCTGGATGATTATAATTATATCCAGCCATATCTCCGATATATCCAGATTGACCGCCGTTGACTTGAATGTTATTTTGAGCAGGAGTTTCGTTAAATAAACTCTCTTGGAATGTTTCTTGATTAGCAGCAGATTGAACAGCAGTTTGTTTAACTATCTGACTATTCATTTCTGGTAAAGAAGTTCCACCTATTAATTGACCTGGACCAATAGAAGGCATTAAGGCAGCTTGAGGCATAGGTGCGTTCATATTACCTAAAGCACTAGTTAGCATAGGTAAGAACGATCCTACTATTCCACCAAGACCACCTGGCATAAAACTATTTAAAGCTCCTAATCCAATTTGCATAGGTAGATTAGATCCAGCAGGTTCCATTGGTCTAGAAATAGCAGTAGAACCAGATTCTGTTCTTTCAGCACTAGCAGAAGGCGGTGGAACAGTTTGTACTGTTGTCATTGGCGTTGAGCCGGGAGTTAACGTGGATTTATTATATGCTTCGCTATGTGCTTGATCGGGTGATGCTCCCATCAAACCACCGATAGCAGACGCACCACCTCTAATACCTTTACCGCCTATTTGAGCATGAATATGATTATCGTGATCTTTAACTCTCCAAAGAACAGTATAACCAGCAGCTTGTAATTGTTTAGCTAACTTATCAAACTTTGGACCCCATACAGGATCTCTTGCTTCTACTATATTACCAGGAGCGTTAATATCCATAGCCATACCATCGTTATGCGCAGATCCAGGATGATGTTGCTCTGGATGAACGCCTCCGAAAGCTGGGTGCTCAGAAACTCTAATTCCCATACCTTGAAGAGCTTTTCCTAAAGCGACTAGATCGCCAGATGGTAAAGGAGAAGCGCCTTCCATTCTTTCTGAATCTTTACCAGAAGGAGTTACAGCAGCTGGTGTAGCATCAGATCTTGGAGTAGTAGCAGAAGCTGATTCTGATGGATTAGTAGAGGAACCAGCACTATACGATCTTTCAAATTTTGAAAGATAAGAACTTGGTGTTATATTATTTCTTTGTGCTTCTGCGGATATAGTATGTTTAGGACCAAGAAAGTGAGTTAATACGGCGTTTCTCAATCCTTCCTTTTTAATTAGTTTTTGGAAGTAGTCATTAAATACCGCATCTTGAATTTCTGGTGGAGCATCTACTGCTCTTTTAAATTGAGTTCCAATACCAGCGCCAGCAGCTGCGCTTTGCCAAGTTGAGTCAATAAATTGATAAGCACCAGAAGCAGAACTGCCTGGGTTTTGTGCTTTATAACCGCCGCTACCTTTCGATTCAATCGATTTAATAGCATCGGCTGCGGCTTTCATATTAACGTTTTCTGGTCCAGACCCCCAATTAAAACTACTAGTATTAGAATCACCGCCGAGCATAGATGCGCCGCCTACCACAGCACCGGCACCGATACCCATTTTAGTTAATTCCCAAAGACCGCTAGAAAGAGTACCAACACCAGAGGTAATTGCACCAAGTAATCCCTTTTCACCTAGAGATTCTTTCATGTTCTCGTTTAGAGATTCGGTGCTATCGTTAAGGATAACGATGTTCTTTCCCATATCTCTAATAGAACCTAGAATGTTAGTTTCTACAGAGATAAGATCCTGCATGTAGACACCAAGTCTATCAATCTTTGACGACATTTCTTGAGTTTCAGATGCTACATCGTTTATAGAGTTTTCTAAATCAACTACATCTTGTCTTTGGCTTTTAAATACAGTATAAATGTCTTTTACGACTCTACTGATATTAGCGTTTGACTGCATAGCAGCCTGACGGAATTCACCCACGACTTGAGAAATTGAGAACTCCATAGAGTTTCTCATTTGATTTAGAATATAACTTAACTCTTCTGTGTCAGCCATGGTTTACCTTCTTATTTTTGTTTCTTGGCTTCTTCTACTTCCTTCAAATAATCAACTAACATCTGTACATAAATGTCTCTTTCGAATGGTATTAGCGCTTCAACTTCACTTATGGAATATTTATGATGCTGAACCATTGAAAATATCGTTGAATAATAGTTAGACAACGATGTATGACTCAGCGCCAAGTAAAAAAATCATTTAACGAATTCAGAACGATCTTTCGTTCATTACCCAAAGAATTTTCATATGTGATAACGTATTCCATTTTAGGAACATTTAATAGAAACTTTTGAATCTGTTCGAATGCCTTGATATTAAGGTTTTCTATAAAATCATTAAGTTCTTGCTTCTTATAATCTTTACACTGATATACTTCATCTTCATAATAGATCGAATCAATACATCGAACGATTAATTCAAACATATAATCCTTCTCTAAGGATAAGAAGTCTTTATCATCATATAGAGCAGCAGTTGGGTATTTCATAATGATTCCAGATTTTCCAGATAACTTGATGTTGTTATCGACATTCTCTGGATATACCATTTTAACATCATCTAGATTGATATCAAAATCATACTTCTTCTGATCTTCGTTATCTTTATATGTTACCTTGATCACGTTATCTACCGATAAAGATCTCAGCTTCAAGAAGATGTATTCTAAATCAAATAGTGCCAGCTTATTAACATCTAAAGTTTTATCAAGAGAGCAGTTGTTGATAATCTGTTTAATAGCTGCTAGAATATCAGCAGTATTCTCGCTCTCTTTTGACATAAGCAACAGTTTTTCTTCTTTAACTAAAAATGGTCTAAATTGAAATTCCTTTTTCATCGATGGTATTTCAATTCTGTACATTGGATAGTCAATTTTCGGTAAAGCCATATTAAAACTCCATTAATTAAGAACTTACAGTTTCCCTTTGTGTTCCTGTAAACATATTAGTTGGTTGTGGTCTAATAGTCTGCATACTTGAACCTTCGATAGAATACTCAGTGAATGCAATAGATACGTTGATCTTCATTAGATTGGTTGTATCAGCCCAAGATAAAGGAACTTCTCTAAGAGCCGTTGGAAAGGCTTCGAACAGATTTATCTTTTGAATGATATTACCAAACTGATCGCAAATCATAATAACAATGGTTGAAGAGAATTGGTCTTTATATTCAGCTGTGTAGTTTGGAGCTTGGCCGTTAACACCATTATACTGAAATACTGCTCTTGTCCACTGATACCAATATTGCCAAAACTCGCAATAATGATCGCCTAGAATAGAGATGTTAATCTCTTGGAACTGTGCCGCTATAGGTTGCTTCTGGGTTGGACCAATACCGTATCTGTTAATATCAGCGGTCGATAATGAGATGCCAGGCGCTCTGACTTGATCGATACGGAAGCTCATATTTTGAGCTATGGAAGCAGTTGCTGTAGGATTGCCTTGATTGCTTAAATATGCGTTCGCAAGAACTGGTGGCGTTTGTACCATGACAACGAATGAGTTGTTATCAAGATAACCAAAGTCCCTGATATTTGTTGCGAATCTGTTTATATTAAAAGCCATTTTGATTCCTATGGGTATTTGTTTACTTTGCTATTAATTTCCCATCTTGCCAACGGTAACATAATAACCTTATCCCATTGACTTGGGTGAATAAGGAAGAATGAGCTTCTAACATGACCATAAAGGTATCTTTTTATACAAGCCTGATATTTATAGAAATAATTACCATATTCTTTCAATACCATATATGATAAATTTTCTAACTTTGTTGTTGAATTATATTTGTCATTATTAAGTAGTAGGTTTTTCAATGAATCAAGAAGTTTCTTTCTTGCCAATGGTGTGAGATAATGCATGTTTAGACCTAGAAAACCGTCATCGTAAAATTCCATAGGAAATACTAGAGGGCAAGTGTCCCATATTGGCAACTTGTCTTTGGTCTTTGGATCGTAGATGTAAAGGTACATACTACCAACTGAAGGTCTGACTCGTTTTTGATATGTATTTCTTCTGTCTTTGGTAACTTCATCCAAAGTGTCATTAAACCACTCAACAGACTCTTGATTTTCTTTACTGGCCATTTAAAACTTTAATCCGAGTTCGTGTTCTGTCATGATAATAAATTCATAACCTCTATCTTTGCAGTATTCTCTGGCTGCTTTCCACTTTGCAGAGTTTACACCCCAGCGCATGACTTCTTTGATGTATTTATTAGATTTCTTCTTACTTTCTTGAATCACTGGTGGTTTTGTTTGACTGGCAGGTTTGACTTCAATTAAAATAGTCTTAGTCTTGTTATCAACTGTGTTTATTCTTGCAGTGAAATCAACAAAATATCTGTGGACTCTGTTGTCTACAGGCGAACGATATGGAATTATGGTTTCCTCTGAGGACCACCATATTACGTTAGGATCTGCATCGAAACGATTCATAACCAATAATTCCCATCTTGAACGGTAAATTATGTTAGTAGGATCGCCTTTATACTTACTAGGATTTTTTGGTTTAAAAATCCCTTTATAGGTAGCCATTGTTTGTAATCGGAATAAATATAATGAAAAAAGTATTTATAGGGGATTCTATGCCAAACTTTCCACAACCACCTGGAAGATATAACAAAGACAATAATGCCTTTCCAAATGATTTGGTTCAAGGCACAAGACAGTTTTACACCAGAATTGGGTTTGGTTTGTATGACTTCTCTTTATCGGGCGGCGCTGGTGCATTATCACTAGGTGGGTCTATAAAGCTCCCAATGCCAAAAAGAATCAACGATATTGAGAACATTATATGGGAAGAGTGGTCTGCTACACAGGCAGCACAAGGTGCCGCAGAAGGCGTTGTAACTAGAACTTTGGGTCAAGTATTTGGAACATCATTAACAGCAGGTATTACAGCTGCTGCTCCAATGGCTGGTATCGCTTCTGGTAGAGCTTTGAATCCTTTCCAATACATGATGTTCAAAAGACCAGGATTCAAGGAACACACATTAGAGTGGGTATTATCACCAAACACTCAATCTGAATCTGATTCTTTACAAAGAATTATTAAACAGTGCAAGAGGGCTGCTCTTCCAACAAGAGAAAGCACATTCTTGATGAAATACCCACAAATAGCTTTAGTTAGTTTCGTCCCAAATCAATATTTGTTTACCTTAAAACCTTGTGCTATCACTTCTGTACAAGTTAACTTTACAGGTTCTGGTGGTCCATCTTTCTTCAAGAGCGGTGCGCCTACTGTGGTAACTCTATCTCTTAACTTAAAAGAAATCCAGCTTTGGGAATCAACAGACCCAGACCTAATGTAACGGATAAAGTTTATGGCACAAAGATATTTCGACAAGTTTCCATTAATAACATATAGTAACAATCAAGTTGTTGATATTACTAAGCGTGTTGCTATGCTCGACAAGGTTTCAGAGAATCCTTATGTTTTCTACCCATATGAAATTACATCAAACGAGAGAGCAGATCAGCTAAGCGCTAGATATTATGAGGATCAATATAAGAGTTGGATAATATATCTTGTTAATAATATCGTAGATCCATATTACGAATGGTACATGAGCGAAAGAGAATTTACAGATTTTCTAGTTAAGAAATATGGCAGCTTCTATGACGCTCAAACCAAGATTAAGTATTATAGAAATAATTGGATTGGTCAAGATAATATAGACGTTAGTACATTTAACGCCATGTCTGCTGGTATGCAGAAATATTGGGAACCGACTCTAGGGACAAATAATAGAATTAATGGTTATACCAGAAAGAAAAATGATTGGACTCTAACTACTAACAAGATTATAACATATGGCGCTAATACTACAACATTTTCTGTTTACACTGATAAAGGTTTAGGCTTCAAGGTCGATGAGATCTGTGATATTGTATTCGATGATTATAATTCGGGTAAAGGACAGTTTGTTGCGTCTAGTAATAGTGAAATATTAATACAGCATGTTAGTGGGAGTTATTATACTAGCAACTCAGTGTCTATTACTTCTAACAGCTATATCTATGGTACAGAAAGTAAGGTTAATACTAAATTCATCAGCGTATCAACCGCTGCTAATAATATACCAGACGATGAAGTTGTATACTGGAGTCCTATTACGTATTTTGAATACGAAACTGAAAGAAATGAATATAACAAGACTGTTAGAATCTTGGATAGTGACTATAAACAGAATATGGTAGAAAGTCTTAAACAGAAGATTAAGGAATAAAATGCCTGCTGGTGATATAAAAATAACTTCAATTAAAGTTGGTAATATGGATCTAACCAGCACTGATAAAGTGTCTTTGGCTGGATTTAATGTTTATGAGGACATTCTCAACCCATATGGTCCAGTCGCTGAGATTAGAGTTGTAGATCCATCAGACGCTCTAGGTCAAAACAAAGTTAGCGGATCTTATGACCAAGATGTTGAGATCAAGTTCTCAGGAGATGATAACATCGGAAGTCTTGGTGGAGGTGGATCTACTCTTAAATTGAAGATGTATCAGAATAAGAACTTAAACGACCAGTCTGTAACCAATACAGGTTCTGGTCATCATAAGCAATATGATATTCGTGCTGTATCTCCAGAGTTATTAAACGCACAAGGTAATCACGTCGAAAAGAGTTTTAATGGAAAGACTGGTGATGTTGTAAAGCACATTCTTGAAAAAGGATTTAAGACCAAGAGACAAATTGAGATAGCAAGTACAAAACAAAGACGTATTGTTATTCCAAAGATGCATCCATTAGATGCTATTAAGAAGATGAACGGAGAACACGTTTCAGAAAAGTATGAGTCATCTTGCTTTGCTTTATTCCAACAGGCAGATCAAGGCGGTGAGCATAAATATGTGTTCAAGACGTTTGAAGAGTTATTCGAGAAACAGCCTGTTGTTAAGTTAAAACAAACAACAAATCTTAACTTCAGTAGCGCTAATCAACAGGAAAGACAAAATTCTATTATTTGGTTCAAGCCATCCGATTCATTCTTTACAGGTTCTAGAGCTTTAAGTAAATCAAGTGAACATACTATAGACCTTACAACCCATAAAGTTGTTGCGACTAATACGAATAAAAGTAACAAGTTTAAGTTCGCAGACGATAGTAAGATTTACGAGCAAGCACCATCTTATGCTAATTCTGTTCCTATTAGATATATTCATGATAAGGTTAACAATAAGGATAAGCATCAGACATCAGAAGCAAAAACTAAAAGAGCTGACTTTCTAGCTCAATTAGCACAGACATCTGCCGAATTAGAAGTTTATTACAATCCTAAGATCACATTAGGTTCGGTTATTGAATTACAGATTCCAAAGAAAGCTAACGATAATACTGAAGAAGGTGAGAAGCAGTGGAATGGTAAGTGCTTAGTCGTTGCTATCAGAACAAAATATAGAGTGGCTAAAGAGCCACCAAATTGCACCATGATATTACGAGTCGTGAAGGGTAATTCGTATAAAGAAGGCGGTGGAGGTAATGGATAATGTTTGAGATTGGAGAGGTTAGAAACTTTGAAGACGATCCAACCAAATCAGGTCGTGTAAAAGTTAGAATTTATAATAACCATAACGACGAACAAGGAGTAAAGGACGATGATCTTCCTTGGGCTATGGTCGTTCATCCTATTACTTCTCCTGCTACTGGTAGAATGGGTATTTCGCCATCTGGGCTTAAAGTTGGATCCAGAGTTCTAGTTACATATTTACCACATGATACTGCTAAACAATATCCAATTGTATTAGGCTCTCTTGCTCGTGGTGATATGCCAGAAGGTAACGATGATAGTAATGGTGGCGTTGGAACAGATACTCAAGACGCTCAGAAGAATTCAGGTGGTAAGATTAGAAAGCCAGGAATTGATAATCCAGCTTATACGAAGAAGGACAATAATTAATGGCTAAAAGCGCTTTCGATCAAGGTAAAAGAGTAAGTCCTAATAATCAGACGATGGGCGGTAAAGCACCAAAGAAAGATCCAAAATATGCTGATCCACCAGCAGTTAAACCAGATGATTCTAAAAAGTTAACAGACGTTAGAGATAAGTTTGCTCCTAATGCCGATAAAGCAACTTCTGCTTCGGCTGATAAAGGTCAAACTGATCTTCCTTCTATTATGCAGATGGTAGATCCACAAGGTAACGCTCAGCAGTTTCCACAGATGTATCAGCAAGCCATGATGATGATTAGTATTCTTGGTATGGGCAGTGGAATGGGCGGTGGCGGCGGAGGTGGAGGTAACTTCGGTTCTGGCGTAGTTCCGTTTGTCCCATCAGGCATCATTAATGTTCTTGAAGATTCCTTTACTGGTGCTTTAGCCATCTTAGTTAGAAGATATGGATTTGAAAGAGTTATTGAAATCCTAGTTATGATATTAAGCAACGGCGGAATTGATAAGATTGATAGCGGTTATAGAAACTTAGTGTTAAATTCTGTTGCCAATCTAATTAAGGTTGCTCTATATTATGGTCCAGATAATATTCCAGTATCGGTTTATAACGAAGCAATCTTCGGAGCAAAGATACCAAACGCAGTTAATTTAATTACAGATGTTCCAGGCGATTGGGTCGAACAGTTTTATACGATAGAAGATGATCCATATCCCGGTTACAGAGAGTTTAAGCATATGCTACCAAGCTTAAATTCTACAGCTTATGAAAGAATGTGGGTAAAGAGAGAAGTAAAATCATACGTTTATGAATCTGCGCAAGAAGCAATCTATTCATACTCTGAAACATCTATTGCTACTTTATTGGATCCATATTTTAAACCAGAAACCATTTATATATTAACGGCTTCTATATTAAATACTATTTTGATTGATGAGAGTTATAATGTTGAAACGAATACGTTAAATACTACTATGGGTAGTGGTGCAGCAAACCAAAACCAAGGCGGCGGTGGTGGCGGTGGTGGTAATCTAATGGGTATGATGGGAGGACAACTTCAACAGCTTATGGGATTAATTCAAGGAGAACAGTTACCACAATCTGTATTAAATCAGGGTGAAGTTGGAAAAGTTCTTCAGCAATATACTAAAGATATGGCACTCAATAATCAAATCTTTGAATTAGGTAAAGGTGCTTTAGGCGGTGGTACGGGAGGTGCTTTAGGTTCTCTTGGTAATATGGGAGGTCTTTCTAATATTATGGGAGGCTTCGGTTCTGGAGGTGGTGGTATCGGAGGCATATTGGGTAGTCTTGGTGGCGGTAGCTTATTGGGTAGTTTTGGTGGCTTCGGTGGAAACTCAGGAGGCGGCGGTGGTGGAGCAGGTAGCGGATTCCCTGGTGCTTCTGGTGGAGGTAGTTATTCTGGTGGCGGTATTAGTTCTGGTGGCTTGAAGAATGTTTCGCAATTATTGAAATTATTAGGAATAAGTTAATGGCTGGAAAGAAACATAATAAGAAATTACCAAAGGATGCGGTAAGCGAACAGGACATAGAACCAAAATACGGTTATGTACACGGAGAGTGGGATGCTCTTGGTGGTCATCATATGACTTATGCTAATCCAGATGAACCTAAAAAGTTCTTCACTGAAAGATTAAAAGCCAGCGGTAGTTATGAGACCACACAACAAGACGATAACGATAAAGAGATTCATACTTCTATGTTTCCAGGTCAACATAGGGGTTATTATGCTGGAGGAAAGTCTACTCATACAGATGCTCACTTAGATATTAATGCTGAGAAGACTGGTAGATTAGAAGTCGGCGCTGACTTTGGACACGCTATTAAAAAGAATTATATCAGAGGCACAGGTGGTAAAGAAGTTAAGATTAAGGGCAATGAAGCTCATGTGACATCTCAAGCTTCTGGTGGTGTTTCCAGTGAAGGTTATAGCCAGACCAAGAGACAGAAGTTTGGCGGTGATCTATTCCAGCACGTAGAACAGAATCACGTTATTATGGGAGAAGGCGTACAAGCATCCGTATTTAAAAAAGACGTATCGATGTACGCTGGACAGAACTATGATGTTTATGTAAAAGAAAAAGGAAAAATAGAAACCACCAGTACGTTCTTGTTACAGACTGGTAACGATGCATCGGTTAATTCTGCTGCTAAGGTTTTGATTACGGCATCAGATGTAGCGAATGTTAAGGCACAAGAAATAAACTTAAAGGCTGATAGTAAGATCACTCTAACAGTTGGTGGATCTAGTATTACGATTGAAAGTGGAACGATCACAATTAAGGGTTCACAAATTAAGTTCGAACAAGGATAAGTGAATGCAAGCACATAGACACGGCGATCAAAGATCTTGTGGCGCTACAACGATTGCCACTCAAAGTTTTGTTACCATTGATGGAAAAGCTTGGGCAGTAGAAGGCGATCAGAATACGCACGGTGCTGGTGGATTAATCGCAAGTAAAACCTATCTTAAGATTGGTGGTAAGAGTGTGATTGTAGTAACAGATAACGCCAACCAAGATAATTTATGTCCGTCGCTTGGGGGAGAACACTGTAACCCCAAAGCATCTTCAGGCAGTAGTTTAGTAGACGTAGGATAAAATGGCAATTACAAGAGCAGACGCCCTAACAGGCACAAATAAACAGAAAGATTTCTTTTCTGATTTCACATCTAGCTTTGCTAAAACTCCTTTTGGTAATCAGTTAGCAAGGGTTACAAATGAGCAGTCAGTAAATCAATCTCTCAGAAATCTTATTAAAACTAATCTTGGTGAAAGACTATTTCAGCCATTGATTGGGTCTGATGTCTATAATGCTTTGTTTGAACATAATACAGCAGAAAACGCTCATGAGATTGAATTATTGATCGAAAACACTATAAAAAACAATGAACCAAGAGCAAATCTAATAAAAACGACTGTAAGTATTGATCCTTCTGATGAAAATGCACTTGATATTACAATTCTTTATACTTTAATAAATAACCCAGAACCAATTACTCTTACCGTCCTATTAAAAAGAGTCCGATAATGGCAAACAGCTCATTAGTTTTAAGTTCCCTTGATTTTGACACTCTCAAAGGCAACTTCAAAGAATACTTAAAATCACAATCAGTTTTCAAAGACTACAATTTCGATGGGTCTAATATCAGCGTCCTGTTAGATGTCATGGCGTATAACTCATATTTGAATTCTTTCTATTTGAATATGGTTGCGTCAGAAATGTTTTTGGATTCAGCCCAAAAATACAATTCTGTCATTTCACACGCTAAAGAGTTAAACTATACCCCAAGAAGCTCTCATGCGTCTGTTGCTAATGTCTCTTTTACGGTATCAACTACAGGTATTGGCGCTAACAAGATTACAATTCCAAAGGGAACAAAATTCTCCGGTGTTAATTCTAATGGAACATATAATTTCGTAACCGATCAAACTACAACGTATGTGTCTAGTAATAATTATTACGTTATTGATAACCTTCAAATCAATCAAGGTATATATTTTCAAGATTCGTTTATAGTTGATTATAACATTGAAGATCAAAGATTCATTTTAACGAACGATGGCATTGATACATCATCTATTACTGTAACTATTTCTGATAGTTCAGGTGCAAATTCTGTTTCTTATTCTAAGGCTGACAGTTTATTCGGTCTTACAAGCACATCAACCGTTTTCTTTCTACAAGCCGTAGATGGTGGTAGATATCAAATTGTTTTCGGTGACGGATTGTTTGGTAGAAAACCAGATAATCTTTCTTCTATAACTGTTAGTTATATTGTCACAGAGGGAACTGATGGTAACGGGGTAGATAATTTCAGCATAACTGATAACTTAGGCGTCATCAACGGCGGTAGTGCTACTGTATCTGACATTAATGTTATAACAGCTTCAACCATCGGTGCTAATCAGGAATCTATTGAATCTATTAGATTCGCTGCTCCTAGAAAATATGCATCACAACAAAGAGCCGTTACTTCGGACGACTATGCATCTCTTGTTGTTAGTGAGTTCGGTGGACAGATCGATGACGTTATCATCTATGGTGGTCAAGAATTGGAGCCAAAGGAATATGGTAGAGTTGTTGTTTGTATTAAACCTTCATCTTCCACTATCGCTCCTGATTATCTAAAAAATCAGATTAAGACGTATTTGAACGATTATATTGTATTACCAAACAGAGTTAAGATTTCAGATCCAGAATATTTCTATATCAAAGTTGATACGGTGGTTCAATATAATTCAAAATTAACTACAAAATATGCCAATGAAATACAAAGCAGTGTTTTGGATGAAATTCTAGCATTCAGTAAAGCTCATATTGAAAAATTCGGCAATGATTTTAGATATAGTAAGTTTGTAACTCATATTGATGAGACTGACACTAGTATCACCAGTAATGATACAAATATCAAGATCGTTAAGAAAATTTCACCAAAATTAAACTTTCAAACATCTTACGATATTCGCTTTAATAATAAACCAGAACAAGAAGGCGTATATAATGGCATAGCGTATCCAGACGAAAGAGTGTTCACAAGTACAGCGTTTGATTATGTGGATTCATCTGATGTTATTTGGTCTAACTGCTATTTGGAAGACGATGCTATCGGCAATATCATTTTATATACGTATATAAATGGCGTTAAATACGTAGTAAACTCTGCAATAGGCACAATTGATTATGTAACAGGTCGTGTTATTATAACCAACTTGAAAACATCGTCGTATATTAATTCGATAGCGTTGGAATTATCAACACAAAATAAAGATATTATTTCAACTAAGAATATGATCCTATTAATTGAGGCTGAAGATGTATCCATAGAAGTTATAGAGACGGTAGTAAATTAAGATGGATTCTTATACAGAAAAGTTCATTTCTAATTTTATTGAAAGTCAGTTTCCTCAGTTCTACCAAGAGGAAGGTGAAACATTTATTCTATTCGTTAAAGCATATTACGAATGGATGGAATCCAGTGGTGATATTTCAGGAGACGCTCATGGCGGACCAATTAGAGAATCACGTGAATTATTAGAATATAGAGATATTGATACTACAGTCGAAAAGTTTCTTGAATATTTTCAGAAGAAATATCTATATGGTATCCCATTCAATGTTATCGTAAATAAAAGATTTCTATTAAAACACATTATCGACGTTTATAGTTCAAAGGGAACTATTCAGTGTTATAAACTTCTATTCAAGATGATTTATAACGAAGACGTTGAAGTTTATCTCCCAGGCAGAGATGTTCTTAGAGTATCTGATGGTATTTGGATTGAACCAAGGTATTTGGAAGTATCTTTAACTACCAATCTCTTGGATCTTATTGGTAAAAATATTATAGGTAGTGCATCTAAGACGACAGCTCTAGTTGAGTATATTAATACCGAATACGTCAATAACGATGCTATTCAAAAAGTCTATATTTCTAATATATCACCAAAAGGCGGTGAGTTCGTAGTTGGTGAAAGAATCATAGATCAGCGTTACATATCTAATACAGAGATTGCATCAGCTTCTCCGCTTATTCTTGGTTCTTTGGATAGTCTAGATGTTTTCAACAGTGGCGTTGACTTCCAAGTTGGTGATATTCTTAAGGTAGCAAGAAGAGATCCAGGCACTGGCGAACAGATGGCGTTCGGCGTTGATGCTTATGTTATGGTTAAATCTCTTTTTCGTGGTTATGGATCTCTAAACTTCACAATTCTAAACGGTGGCTTTGGTTTTATGGCCAATGCTTCAGTGTTTATTTACAAGAACGTATTAGATACTACCGGTAGAGGCGCAGACTTTAACATTAAGCTTGCTGATACTCAAAATCTAGTATATAATACAGATCCTCTAGTTGGTTATTTGGATCTAACTCTAGATGCTACTGCATATGGATTTCCAAGTAACACTTCTGCTAATTTATCATCAACATTATCTGACGCTCTTGCGTTTTCGAATGGTCTTTTTGGAAGAATTGCAACTCTAACCAACGTTCAAGCTGGTAATGGATATATTGCTCCCGCCAACGTTTTCGTTAGATCAACAATAACGTCTATCAACATACCAGGAAGAGTTACCTATTTTAGAGCAGATGATATTTTAAGTGCGTTTACATCTACAATATATGCTAACACTACATCGGTTAACAACACAAGTCATGCTTTATTAATAGCAAACGCAAATACAAATTACGATGTAAACGATTTAGTATTATATCGTGTTCCAACTGGTAATGTTGCTATAACGAATCTTAACCCAAATACATTTTATTACGTTAAGACGACAAATACAACATCTGTGACTTTGAGTAAGACGTTAGGTGGTAACGTTATTCAAATTTCAGCTAATACCAATGCTAGTGCCGAAACTCATTATCTACTAAACGATATTGTATATCCAACCACACCATCAGTTAATGGTTATTCGGTTAATGTTTATGCTAATACAACCAGCGTTAACAACGCAACATATGATATTAAGAGCGCCAGCGCTAATACATATCTAAAGGCAGACGATTGGATTTATTACGAAGTCCCATCAGGAAATACTCCAATTGTTGGTCTAACTGGTAATAACATCTATTACATTTATGCCTCTAATAGTTCAGCATTTAGTCTTACTACAGAACCAGGTGGATCTCAGATTTTAATTACTGAGCCAATAACAACAGCCGGTGAGACGCATACATTCAAGACCACAAGATTTAAGAAGTATTTCGCTAATGATGATATTGTTTACCTAACAGCCAATAACTCCAATACAGATACAACTGAATTAGCAGTCATTAGACAAGTTGTTGATGATACTAAGATCGTTTTATATGGCTATCCTAATAACACGTGCACTGATAGTTCTGTATATGGCGTTGCTCCCGTTATCATGCCAGCACAGTTCGCTATTACTGAAACTGTTATGAAGCGTCTAGATAAGACGATTAATGGTATTAACGATAGAATTTTAGCTCTGAACTCAAGCGGTAACAATATTGTCGAGACAGTTAGGGCTATTAATTCTGGTAAAGCTTACGTTGAAGGCGAGACGGTTCACGCATATAGATATGGTATTCTAAACGTCCCAACTATTGCTAATTCTGGTATTGGTTATGCTAATGGTGATACTCTTATTTTCTCTGGTGGTCTTACATCATCACCAGCAAGAGGATCAATTCTAACTAATTCATTGGGCCACATAACTTCAATCAATACAACTGCTGGCGCTTGGTATGCAGGTTCTGGATATAACTCAGTTCCTTCTGTTACAGTTAGATCTACAAACAGTTTAGCTTATGGCGCAGTTCTTTCAACAAGTATCATCGAATACGACACTGCTAGTGAGATTAGAGGTATTGTTAGAAAAACGGGTATCGGTAGAGGGTTTGGTTATTGGGGTGTAAATGACAGTGAGTTAAACTCAGATAAGCGCATTCAGGATAGTTACTACTATCAAGATTATTCATATGAACTAAAGTCTTCTCTTGCATTAGATAAATATAAAGATATTTTATACACCACATTCCACCCATCTGGGGCTGAAATGTTTGGTAAATTTGAGCTACAGCCTTCTGTCTTACAAAGTCCAATTACTCTGGTTGAAAGTGGGCCAGCATCTTTCTACAATTATACGACCTCGGATAGTACATATGTTACTGTTGATAGTGTAAATATATTAGTAAGTGATTATATTTACGCAAATACATGGTTGACCGTTGATTCAACGACTATAAATACAAGTAATGCAACATTAACAGTAGATAGAATAGGCTCTTAACCGTTAAAATAGGGGATATAAGGTGGCTACTCAACAAATCACAATTAACGTAGGAACTCCAAATGGTGGCGATGGCGATCCATTAAGAGACGCCATGGTTTCTGTAAATCAGAACTTTTCAAATCTATTCAGCACAGCTATCGTTAATACAAACATCACAGTTGGTAACACGTCTGTAAATACTGTTATCAACTCTTCTTCGGTTTCAATTCAGTCCAATAATGGTTTGATTGTTGGCACTAGCACAAACGGCGCTAATGGCTATACATATCTACCAAATGGGTTTAAGATGAATTGGGGATGGATTTCAGCTAACAGCACTGATGGTAATGCTACGTTCACATCAGCTTTTACCACCAATGCTTATGTTGTAACGGCTACAAGTAACTCAACAGTAGACACATATCAGGCAGCTGTTGTAGGCACTAACAATACGGTAGCTCGGATTAGAACAGCTAATGTTACATCTACAAATGTTTATTGGACAGCCATAGGGTATTAAGAATAATGGGTTTACTGTTACCATCTTATAAAAAAGCAATAATCGATGAGTTGTTAGATAACGTATCTTCAAATACGTCATACTATTATGCTTTTGCAGCAAACCCAACACCTCATAACGGTATTATTCCAACTATCTCAAACGATGATCAATTAGCCCTTTTTACTAACGATTGGGAAATGATTTTCGGTAAGAGATTATATCCTTCTAATTTTGCACCACTGATTAAAAACAATCAGTGGACTATTAATTCTATATATGATAGATATGATAATACTGATAAAAATCTACTAGCAAATAATAATTATTATGTGATCTCTCCTCCAGAATATACCGGTGGTAGTTATAACATTTATAAGTGCCTAGATAACGCTAATGGTGCTCCATCTACTATTAGACCAACAACGATTCAATCTTCAACTTTCCAAACTTCGGATGGATATAAGTGGAGATATTTGACTTCTATCACATACAAGCAGTATGTTACTTTCTCCACTGTTGATTATTGCCCTGTTTACGCTAATGCAGTTACAACTCTATATTCTAACACATATGCTGGTGTAGAAGTTGTCATGATTTCTAATTCAGGATCTGGATATTCGGCTTATCATAATGGTATCGTTAGATCTGCTAACTCAACGGTCATTCAGATTGAAAATTCTGCCAGCGATCAGAACGATCTTTATAAAGGCTCTGCGATTTACGTCTACAATACAATAACGACAACTTCTCAGATTTTCCAAATTTCAAGTTATGTTTCTAACAGCGTTGGTAACTGGGTTTACCTTTCAACTGAAGCTAATACAACAAGTATACTTCCAAATGCTACCCAATATAAGATTTCACCAAGAGTTGTTTTTGATACTGACGGGTATAGACAACCAGTTGCTTATAGCGTTGTAGATTCTACATCTAATACTATATCTGATATCGTTGTTCTTGATGTTGGTGAAGATATTTCTAGAGCTTCTATTTCGTTGGATACAAATTCAGGTTCTGGTGCTAATCTTTATGCGATTACTCCCCCACCCGGAGGTCATGGATATGATATTCTATCCGAATTAAACGTCCAAGGTATCTCAATTCAATTTACATTCTCTAATAACGAAAACTCAACGATTCCAACAGAAGCCAAGTATAATAAAGTTGGTATAGTCAAGAATCCACGCATTTTACTTGCTAATACTGATAGAGGTGGTCAATATACTGCTAACACATATAATCAGTTATTAGAAGCTACAGTTTCTTCGCCTATTGTTTTCACTGTTGGTGATACTGTTACTGGAGAATCCAGTAATGCAGTCGGAAGAGTTGCCTTTTCTAATACCACAGTCCTGTATTTGACAGGAGATAAATATTTCATCGATGGTGAAACCGTAACATCTAGCGATGGCACACAAAGCGTAGATATTACAATAACTAACTTAGGCGATGTATACGCAAAGAATTTAAGACCAATATATATTGAAAACTTGAATAATGTTACAAGGTCTAATACGACAGCAGAATCATTTAAGTTGATAATTCAAGTTTAAAAATAGGGACAGGAAATGCCTTTTAAAACAGACTTCAATGTGGCTCCATATTTTGATGATTATAACGAGTTAAAGAATTATCATCGAATTATGTTCAGACCCTCTGTTGCGGTTCAAGCCAGAGAGTTAACACAATCACAAACAATTTTACAAAACCAGATCGAAAGATTTGGTAATTGGGCTTTTAAAAGCGGTGATATTGTTGAAGGTTGTATTATTACTGATATTCCTGTTTTACCATACGTTAGATTAGCAGACTTCGCTTCAAATGGTTCCGCTAATAGTGTTGCTTTAAACGTTGTTGATTTAATCAATACTGTAGCCACTAGCGTAACTAGCAATCTAAAAGCTCAGGTTCTATTCGCCAATGCTGGATTCTCTACAAGCTATCCAGATAATAATATTCTCTATCTAAAATATTTAAATACAGGCACAGGTGGAGAAGCATTATATTCTAATAGTGACCTATTAACATTTGAGCAAGTAACTACCTCTGGTAATGTTGCGATTGCTAACGTTTATACTTTCGCTAATACCACACCAGGTCAGAACACCACTGGCAATTCTCATGGTATTTCGGTTTCTGATGGAATTATCTTCATCAATGGTGCTTTCGTAAGAGTATCAAACTCAACATTTGGTCTTGTTAATAATTTCGGAACATATGCTGGTAATAATGTTGTTGCTTTCGATCTAAACGAAACTATTGTTACAGAAAACCAAGATACTTCACTATTAGATAACGCTCTTGGATATACTAACGAAAATGCACCAGGCGCTCATCGTCTAAAATGCGTTCCAACACTAATTTCCATAGACCCATCAGAAATCACTGGTAATAATACAATTAACCCTATCGCCATTTACAATTTTGGCGCATTGGTTAAGAAAGATACTCAGAATAAACTTTATTCTACAATCGGTGATATTGTTGCTACCAGAACTTACGAAGAATCTGGTAACTATGTTGTTAATCCATTCGCAGTTGATACTATCAGCCTTCCACCCACTGGTGGAGCAATTAGCTTCAATTCAAATAACGTATTTGGTAGAATCAATCCCGGTTCTGGTTATGCTCAAGGTTATAGAGTCAACTTAGATGCTACCACATATATTAATATGCGTCGTGGTATCGATACAAAGACGAACCTAACGCAGCAGATTACATTTAATTACGGTGGTTACTTCATATTAAACGAAGTTGCCGGTAGCTTTGATTTCACTAAAGCACAGACTGTAACTCTATATGATACACCACAACAGGCTGTAACTACCAGAACATATTGCAATGTATCACCAACTGGCAATGCTATCGGTACAGCATCCGTTAGATGTTTCAATTACGCTGGTGGTGTATTAGGTTTAGCAGATACTTCATATTCTTTACACGTCTTTAATATTAAACTCAATACCGGTTATAATATTAATCAGATTAAATCTGTTTATTATGGAACAGGCACAAAGGCAGTCGGTGACGTTGTTTCGAATGGCATCGTTGGTTCTGCTTCCAAAGAACAATTGTATAGCTTTGGTCTAGGTGGAATAAAGACCGTAGAATATACAAGCACAAACTATGTTTATAGAAAGTTAATCACTGGTCAGAGCATGAATACCAGTGGTGTTATTTCTGTAACTTTACCAACGTCTGCCCAAGGTGGTATTGACGAGTTACCATATAGCGCTTCTTTAGTTCCTTTGACAGATCTACAAGCATCTAACTTTATGTTAATATGCGCAGCAGACGTTGATAGTTCTAATAACCCAGCCGGTGGTACTGCTAGTATTTCTTCTACATCAACCACGGTAACTGGTAGCTCTACAACGTTTACGACGAAATTCTTCCCTGGTGATAATATTAAAGTTGGCGCTAATTATAGAAAAGTTGTTAGCGTATCGAATAATACGGTCATGACCGTTGACGCTGTATGGCCATCCAGTCTATCTGGTCAAACATATAAAAAGAGCTACATTAAGGGTCAAATTCTACCAATCACACAGTATGGTGATAATGTTACCTCTACAATTTTAATCAATGATTCAACAACATTCACTATTAATTCTGGACAAATCCCAAGCACTACGTTATCGGTTGATGTTATATTAAACGTTCTTAGAACTCAGGTAAAGCCTGCAACTAAGGACATTTATAAAGATCGATTCGTTAAGATTAAAGTTGCTAATAGCGTAGGCGGTCCAAATGGTCCATGGTGCCTTGGTGTTGGTGACGTTCATAAGATTTCGAAGATTTACTCTTCAACTGATGGCTCTTTCAGCACGTCCAACATTGACGCAACTGCGGATTTCATTTTAGACACAGGACAGAAAGATACCCACTACGATTACGGATATATCTATTCAAGATATGGTTCTTTAGATCCAAATACTTGTTTATTAGTACAAATGGATTATTTCAACGCTAATACTCAGCAGGGTATTGGATTCTTTACAGTTGATTCTTATCCAGTTGATGATGCTAATACAGCAAATACTAATGCTATTCAGACTAAAGATATTCCTCTCTATGTCGATGAGGCTGGAACTAAGAGATATTTAAGAGATTATATCGATTATAGAACTCCAGCTAATAACACGGCTAATAATACTGGAACGTGTAATACAGCTAATGTTACACAGCTTACCGCTGCTCTTTCTTATGCTACAGTTAATCCATCTGCTACTCTAACTTTCAAGTATGATTCAACTTATGGATTAGACGTTCCATCTTATGGTGAGAACTTCGAAGCAAACTATACCTATTATCTACCAAGAAAAGATTTGATCTATATTACGGCTGATAATAAGGTTAAGGTTAAGGAAGGTCTATCTTCAGCTAATCCTCAGAAGCCACTATATCCTGAGAACGCTATGGCGGTTGCTGTTCTTAACGTTCCTCCATATCCATCCTTATCTTCTGATGAAACCGATGGAATGAGAGCATTAAACGCATCAGCTAAAAATCTAATTAGAGATACCAACACCGCAATTTCATCAACGATTGTAACAAATCGTCGTTATACGATGAGAGACGTTGGTAAGCTAGACCAAAGAATTACCAATCTTGAATATTACACGCAGCTTTCTTTACTAGAGAAAAAGGCAACAGATCTAACTGTTACAGATGCTAACGGCCTAGATCGTTTCAAGAATGGTATTTTCGTAGATCCATTCAGCAACTTCTCTCTATCTGATGTATCTAACCCAGAATTCAATATTGCTATCGATGCCCAGAAGGGTGTTGCTAGACCTGCTATCGTAAGAGAAGTTGTAAAAATTAAATTCAATGATGGTAGTACAACTGCTGTTACAAATAGCTCTGGAACTTTCTATGTTGACTATGTTAATAACGTCCAAAAAACGGGTCGTTCTATCACACTACCATACGATGAGATTTCATTCTTAAGACAACCTTATGCAACTAAATATAGAAGTTCTGCTCTCGTAGCATTTGCTTGGAATGGAACTGTTATTCTGATCCCATCTTATGATAATCACGGCGACACTATCAATACTGGTTCTATGAATATTGTTATTGACAACGCTACACCATGGAGAGATTTCGCCCAAAGCCCATTCGGTCAGACGTGGGGTGATTGGAGAACATCAGTTTCTTCCGTTAGTAATAGCGTTATCCATCAGGTTACAAGAGACGTTAATCTTGGTTACGTCGCTGGTGGTACAAATGCAGGCGCAGTTGCCGCTAACATTTGGACGTATCTTGGTCAGGCTGGTTATAACCCAACCGATTTCACTATCGGCAACCAGAATATCCAATGGACAGGATCTGATATTAGACTAAAACGTGAGATTAGATTCTTGAAGAAACTGGTTAACGGAATTAATCTATATATCTTTAAGTATATCTGGAGTGACATTCTATACGTTGGCGTTATGGCTCAGGAAGTACAAAGAGTCATACCAGAAGCAGTTAGAGCAAATCAAAACGGATTGCTTTCTGTTAGTTATCCAGCTATTGGAATTAAGTTTGAGACATATGAAGATTGGAAAACCAATAATTCTATGATTTAACGGAGATTAAATTGGCAAGTTTATCTACAAATACTACAACTACGGTAACAACAACTACATCTGATAGATCTGGTTTTCAGTTACAGGTAGACTCTCAGGCCAATACCATTTCGGTTGGTGATTACGTTACTGACGTTTCTATTCAGCCTTATATTGCTCCTAGAATTATTTCTTTTCTTGCTTATAATATGCGTCCTAATCACAGAATGCATATCTTCTTTGATAGCATTAACGTTGACGATTTTTGCGCTCCAGCGGTCAGAACTGTATCTAACACCTATAACACAGCTATCACCAACACTTCTGATTATAATAGCATACCTAGAAACGGTAACTGGGGAACGGCTATTTACAGTGATGTTAACGGTGTAGTTGCAGGTCAGTTTGCTATTCCAGAAGCTACATTCAGAACTGGCGACAGAAACCTACAAATTTCAGACGTTGATAGCTTATCTTTAGGTAATACGGCTTTTACAACAATTTGTTCCGGTAGATTTACAGCATCAAATCTAAGCGTTTCAAAACGAGCTATCACACTAACGACAGTAAATCCACAACTTTCTTATCAACCCATTGAAGAAAGAGTTGTTACTACAAATACTAGTGTTACCGTTCAATCTATTCCTGATATTCTAAACGTAACAGCTTTCTATGAACCTATCGCTCAGTCCTTGACGATTAATACATATGATGGTCAAGCTGGTATTTACGCTACAGCTCTAGATATTTACTTTAAACAGAAATCTCAAATTTCTACTAACGGCGTAACTGTTTATCTTTGCGAAGTTGATAACGGCTATCCAAATGGTAATGCCATTCTTCCATTCTCAACGGTTCACTTAAATAGCAGCCAGATTTCTGCCAGCAACGATGCAACTGTTCCTACTACTTTCCGTTTTGAATCTCCAGTGTTCTTAGCTAACGGAAAACAATATGCTTTTATCGTTAAACCAGATGCCAATGACCCAGACTATTATGTTTATAGTGCTAATTTAGGTGACATTGATATCACAACTGGCGCACAGGTATTCAGTCAGCCAACAATAGGCACTGCGTTCTACGGCGCTACTATGAATCAGTGGACTGCTCTACAGACAGAATATATTAAGTTTGAACTGAAGAGAGCAAGCTTTAATCAGAACTCAGGTAACGCATATTTCAATAATATTGATACAGATTTTATTGAAATATATAATCTATCTTATGTTAATACATCAGCTGGTGTATTGCCAGGCGATTATGTATTCGATTGCGACCAGAATAACTTTAATATTGTAGCTAACACTACAGGATTTAATAATAGCACTGATGTTATTAAGATCACTAACGCTAATACATACATTAAATTATACGATAGAGTATACTATAGCGTTCCAGCGGCAAATACTCCTATTGCCCCACTAACTGGCAATTCTTATTACTATGTAAGTTTCGTAAACACATCATCGGTTGCGCTTTCTTCTACGGTTGGTGGTGCTAATATTGATATTACCGATACTAGAACAACAGCTACAGCCGAAACACACGTTATTAAATCGTTGAAGGCTAATACTAGCATCTACGGTTCATTGAATTATTTTGATACCGTTAAGAGCTTATTGTACGTAGATGATACAACTGGTAACTTTAAAGAAAATTCAAATATCCAGATTCATAGATTTGCTAATTCAACGGCTATCTCAAGCGTTGGACCTAGCCATAATACCATGGTTGGTTTCGCAAACTCTTCAACTTTACATAACGTCGTATTAGACGCATTAGTTCCTCAGTTTGCATATATTACTCCAGCCGGAACTACCTTATCCTTTAATTATAAGGGAATGGCTAATACATACGCTGACTATTCTTCTGATGTAGAACAACCAATCATACCTGGGTATGAAGTAGAGTTTTTAGATAAACAGAGAATGGTAGCTAGTAGAACTAACGAAATTACATCTGGTGGTAGTAAGAAGTCTATGCAGATTCGTGCTAATCTAACCACGGATTCTGAATATATTTCTCCCTTGATTGATACTGTTAGAAATCAAGAACTCGTTATTGGTAACGATGTTGACCCAGTATCGTTCAGTTACGAAGAACTCTTAAATAATGGCACATCAAAGTCAAAGTATATTTCACAGATTGTAACTTTGGCTACAGGTCAAGACGCTCAGGATATTAATATATCTCTAACGGCATTTAGACCACCAGGATCTGATATCAAGGTTTGGGTTAAGTTCCTAAATGGCGATGATACTGATCCTATGTCTTCAAAAACTTGGACTCCTTTAATTAATCAAAACGATTCTTTCTATAGCGATCCAAGTAACCCATCAAACTTCAGCGAGTTCGTGTATACAGTCCCAGCAGCTTTTGGTATGATCCCAGTCGTTGGTACTATAACTGCTGCCAACAGCAGTGCAACTGTTACAGGGTCTGGAACATCTTTTACTACAGATCTAAGCCCCGGTTGGTTCATAAACGTAAGAGCTAATACGTCATTCAACGAAACCACGAGACAGATTCTATCAATTCAGAGCGATACGCAATTAACTTTAGATTTACCGTTTAATGGTAATTATACAAGTAATGTGTTCTTCTTAGCGGTTCCTCCAACTACAGCTTGGTTATCATCAAATACAACTACGGCTATAACTGGAACGGTTTCCACCTATACGACCAATAATGCTATTATTGGTAGCGGCACTGCCTTTACAACAGAATTGAATAGAGGTTCTATTCTATTGGTCAATAACGACGAACAAGTTGTCGTTTCGATTGCTAATGATACTTTCTTAAGCGTTGGAACGCCATGGACTTCTAATAATTCTGGAGTTAGTGCTTATTCAGTAACGCCAGCTGGATTGACATACCTAAACAGCAATTTCAACTTATACTCTACCTTTAAGAGATTCCAGATTAAGATTGTTCTTCAGTCAGATGATACCTCTAAAGTTCCAGTATTAGATGATCTAAGAGTCTTAGCGTTACAACTATAAATAATAGAGTCGGAGATATTACATGTATATCAAGACAGACGTAGAGGGTTTGGTAAAGGATTCGAAATCTGGCGCAATATTGAATGTAGATAATTCGAAATTAGAAGCTTATAAAAAGCAGAAGAATTTCATGGAAAACAATATGCGCAACAGTGACAGAATCAATAAAGTTGAGAGAGATCTCAATGAAATTAAAGAAATGCTAAGCCAATTATTACAGAGAAGTTAATAAATGACCGTAACAGTTGCAAATACCGCAAATAATAATACTTTCGATTATTGGCGCAATAGAACCAATGAAATAGCATATGCTTTATCAACATATGCTGTTACTGCTGGTGGTTCTAACGCAGCTGTTGGCGATGCTACTATCACTGGAATCTTTACTTCCAATAACTTAACTACGAATACAGCCAATATCGTTTCTTCGGTTGTAATTGGTAACTCTACGATATCAACAGCTAATACAACTAGAGTTAATTCTAGTTACATATCTGTTGGTAACACTATTACCAATACGATCATCACACCATCTGCTGTTAATACGTCTGCTACATATATTGGATCTAATCTATCGACCAATACTACAACTTTCTGGGTTGGTCCAACTACATCCAATGCTTATCTTAACAAGACAAATCTTGTAATCAACAGCCCAACTTCTAATATCGTAGTTAACGCAGCTTCGATTTACCTATCAAATAACGATTCTCAGGCTCTATTAACGCCTCTTGATCTGACGATTGGTAATAGTATTGTTAATACAACAATTATTACAACAGGCGCTGGTGGTTTAATCGCTAATACAACTGCTGTAAAGGTAGGCTCCAATGTTTACGTTAATACTTCAACAGTATTCGTAAGTAACAGCCTAACTAACGTTGTAATTAATACAACATCGTTTGCTCTTGGTAATAGCGTAAACACGACGATTAACTCGTCATCTATGTCTTCTTATAACGTATATCTTGGCTCAAACGTCATTGCTAATACGTCTACGTTGTTTATCGGTAATAGCACTATCTATTCAGTAACGAACTCAACCGTTACTGCTATGGGTAATTCTAGCGTTAATACAACTATCAATTCTTCTTCTATTGCTACAACTTGGGGCTTCTATGCTAACGATACTGGAATTATCGTTCCAGGTTTAATTACAGGTACGATTAACACTCCAGCTATCGCTTTTGGTACAGGCACAACTAATACTGTAATTAATACCACATCGTTTGTAGCATCAAACTCTACTGCTAATACAACAGTAACAGCACTAACGATTTCAACAAGAGGCTCATTAAGCGTAGCCAACGCTATAATCGAACTTGGATTAGCAGGTAGTGGTTACGCTAACGTTAAGAATGATCTTTTTGTTAGAGGTAATCTAGTTGTTAATGGTAGTTTAACGTATACGGGTAACGCAGTTGGTGATCTAATTCCATCAACCGATAGCGTTTACAGCCTTGGTAATACATCAAATAAATGGTTTAACATTGTTGCTAACACTCTTTATATCTCTAATAACGCAACAGTTAATAATAACCTAACAGTTACAACGTCTTTAACAGTTGGTGGTGGTACAGGTAATTCGTTTGTTAATTCAACCGCTCTAAATGTTAACGGCTATCTAATTGCCAACTCAACCGGCGCTTATGGTATTGGTACAGTTAACGCTGTATCTTATACGATTGGTTCTTCTTCGGTTTCAAATAGTTCTGGTATCTTTATTGCTAATACTACAGGAACTGTTAATACCGCTACGTTCTCTGTTGGAACTGCATTTACGGCCAATTCAACTCTAGTTAACGCTGTAGCCATTAACGTTGTTAATCAGGTTAATACTGCTACTCTATACGCTATAACATCAGCTAATATTGCTTCTGCATTCCTAGCTAATTCTACTGGTGCTTATCACACAGGTACAATTAATGCTGCGTCTTATACAGTAGGAACTACATTTGTAGCTAACTCAAGCTTCGTTAATGCTGTAGCCCTAAATGTTGTTAATACATTAAATGTTGGCGGAACTGCTACAAACGTATCTGCTAATTCTACATCGATTAAAATTGCTAACTCTACAACTAGCATTACTATCGTAAACCCAACCACTTCCCAGATAGCCCAAGGAAATACCTTCCTTAACGCTAATGGATCTTGGGCAGCTCTACCAACGATTCCAATTTATAACGCTGCTATCACCACAACCGGTACATCAACGCAGCTTATTGATAGTTATTCGGTCGTTACAGGTTTTGGTGCTGAATATGTTGTTCATGTATTCGATAATAACGCCAATAACAGAACTATGTCTAAGCTATTAACTGTTCACGATAGAGGTAATGCTTACGTTACAGAATATGCTCAGCTTGTTACGAACAACGTATTGGGTATATTCTCTGCTAATATTGCTGCTAACCTTACGCACGTTGTATTGAACTTTACACCAGCTGGTGCGTATACTAATACAACTGTAAGATTCTTTAGGACTGCTCTATAATGGCAACAAAAGCTAATCTAGTAATAGATCAAGGAAGTACATTTTCAGTAGATTTGGATCTCACAGATGAAAACGGTGACATCTTAAGTCTTGATGGTTTTACGGCTAATTCTCAGTTAAGAAAATGGTATACGTCTTCAAACTCTACAGCATTTTCAACTTCTGTTAACGCAGCTTCTGGTCAAGTAACTCTAACATTAACAGCCAATCAAACTGGTTCTTTAACTGCTGGTAGATATGTATATGATGTTGAATTAACAGAAACATCAACTAATGCTATTTCTAGAGTTGTAGAGGGTATAGTAACAGTTACACCACAAGTTACGAGATAATTATGGTAAACGTAG